TCGTAATGGTAGATACTCTAAATATTTCTGTGTCCATTTCATTACCCAGGACGCTTTCTATAGTTACATCACTGGTAATAACTGCTAATACTTGTTCGTCTTCTCGTACTAATATGTCTGCTTGTACGCTTCCAGTACTGGCTAGTCTATCTATTTTGGGCAGATATACAAGAGGTCTTATAGTCCCCTGTAATCTGGTAAGCAATCCCAACATAAATAGGGGTACGTCTTTGGACGTTGCTACAGCATCTGTACTAGATGTTAGGACTGTCCAGTAATCAGGGTCTACAGCATCTGTACTAATTTCTGTAATATCTACAGGGTCTGCCCATGATAATCTAATCGTCTTTTGGGAGTCCCTTACAGAACGACTAAATCTAGTTCCATTTAATAGTTGTTCTGAGATGGTCCCAGAATCTCTACTAATCGTTCTACCTCTAGCGTACTGTTGTCCAGGAATCACTACAGGACCAATACTAATATGGGAACATTCCATGTAATCTTCTGCTGTAGGGGTTGCTGTGAAATTCATGATTTCATATGCAACAGTCCCATCAGATACAGGCAGTTCACCCATAACTTTGGCAAAACCAATTGTTTTACCTTTGTATTCTGGCCATGCCATTACGAAGTCTCCGTTACTGGGTAGTCTCCAACTCTAAGATAATTAGTTGTACGAAGACCGTTGCCGAATGACGGCCTCTCGTGTCCAGAGAACGTATACATTCTCTTTAGCTTTTGAAGCTCCATAACATGGGAATCGTAGTACAAGCTTTTGCGCTTAATGTCCCCATCCCTATCTCCAACCAAGTATGAGCAAGCAAGCTCAACAATGCATGAGTAGCATTCTGGAGGAAGATTAGGGCTGTCTGTATCGTAGTTCAATGTTGGAGGACGACGAACACAAGACATTAAGATCTGATCTTTAGATGAAGGTCTCTTATCGAACTTCATGTGGTAGTGACCCATAAAGTCTTTTAGTTGGTATTTTCTAGAAACTGGGTCCATTTGTCCGTGATCTAGAAGCTCAGTTGTTTCTGCATCAACAACTTTCCACAGGTAGTAGATTTCGTCATTCTCCATAAGGTTGTCATGAAGACTTCCGGTAAGCGTGCTGCCTGCTCCATCAAATAGATTGGTCTTGTGTCGAGCACGGAAGATCCACTTTTCAATCCCAGACTTGTGGAAAGAACTCGCTGCTCCACTCAAAGCAGATTCTTTACCAAAACCATATACATAATCAATATCTGGAAGCTGGAGCCTAATTGCTGATTCACCCCAGTTTGTTGAAACTAGTTCAGATGATTCAGAAGGTGATGAAATATAAAAAGGATATCCACAGTCTGGGTCAGATGCTCCACCATCTATCTGGCCCATCTCCATGGGGTATCGCCCCCAAACATGGCATACCTTGTAACTAAACTCACCAGCGGGACCATAGCTAGCATCTTCAGCAGAATCTGCAGGGTCATACCCCCACTTTTTAGTATTAAGCGCATTCCTGCTTGGTATGTCAGCTTTAATTTTGTAATGAGGAGCTTCTTGTTGGTAGAAGTCTCCACGAGAAAAGTATTGAATTTGACCTTCTGATTGCCATCCAGACCCAATCTTCATTGCGCTCATTTCAGCGCCAATCAAAGAAAGAGGTACTTCTCTTGGGTTGGTCTCAGGGTTCTTTACTATTCTCTTAATAGACTGTATGTCTGCATCATACGGGTATTGGTATGTGTAGATGTTTGCCTTCATGGCAACAGAGGTACTTGCGGCTTCTGTCGGGACAGGCTCAGTCACAACAACCATAAGACGAGTAGCGCCATCTGCTGTAAATGTTCCAACCTCAGCTATGCGTCGATGATACCAATTTCCATTGTAGTTCCACTCAAACCACCGAGCAGATAGAATCTTGTTTGATATCTCAGCATTTGTAAAAGTTGACTCACCTGCTGTAATCTTAAAGACTTTCTTGTCACTTGAGTCTAGCACTACAGTGCAAGCTCTTTGAGGCTCAAGCTGTAGCCGCTCTTCATCTCTAAGAAGAACTTCAGGTATCTCCCCCCAGAGCGTCCTAAGCGACTGATTGATAACGTTATTAAGCCTTCGTGTGCCCGAATCACCGCGCTCTGGGTACCCAGTCTTTACGCGGATTGCTTCTCTAAGATCAGATAGGTTCATAGTAACCTCTACAAAAAAGAATCCCCTAAGAGCATACCACTCTTAGGGGATCTTAGCAGGCGGCAATTAGCCTTACATCATTGCCCAGAGGCGAATGGTTCCAACAGCACCAGAGGTTATTGCAGAAGGAGCGATACCAACGGTGGTTCCCTCTGTCACAGTTGCATCGTCAACCTTTCCGTCTGTGCCATGAGTAGCAACTGCTACATTTGCAGCAATAGCACCGTTAGCGAGCACTCCGCACTGTCCACCACAAACAACCCAACCGTACTTACCATTGGGAATAATGTTCTGGGTAGCTCCGGCAATGCTTCCGTTGTTTACCTGGGCAGCGCCAGTCTTAACAACGAGAACACTAGAACCAGAAGAGTACTTAACCATGATGTTTGCAGCAAGATCAGCACCATCAGCCTTTACCAGACGGTAAAACTGACGGCCATATGTTGCGTCAATGTGTTCACGGATTTCACCAACAACACCAGGAGCGTCGGTCGATGTATCCGAAGGAGTAGTAAGATATACTTCAGCCATGATTGGCCTCCAAATAAGTTTGCCCCCCGAAGGGGGCGAGTGAATGATTAAGCGTCGGTTGAGTCAACGGCGGCAGTAGCAACTGCACCATTGGCCATCGGGTTGGTTGTAGCCAACTGGATTTCCATGATGATGTAACCAACGTCAGCATCAACGTTTGAAGTCTCAAGGTGATCCGTAAACTTAGTGACTCGGAAGTCATTGTTTGCGTTTACCCAGTACTCAATAGTGTTGGGGTTGAGCAGATACACAGGGTTTACTACTGCTCGTCCTCCAGATCCGACCACTGATCCAGCAGTCATCCACCGGTTTGCATGGTACTGAACACCGTTCACAATGTGCACAGTAGGGTTGGCCTTACCAGAGGTAATGTCATTCACTGTGTACATAAGTTGAGGACCAGAAGCAGCACCGGTAGTGCGAACCTCATCGCCAAGCAGAACGTGATCAGCAATACCAAGGATACCCAAGGAGATGCCTTCTTCATCGTCAGCGTAGGTGTCAGCAGTAATCTTCAACTCTTCCGCAGCGGGAAGGAAGGTTGTGCCGACAGTACCAAGTGCAAACTGGTTGAACCAGTTATCAACAAAGTTGGTAACATCGTTAACGCGAGTCTCATTCAGATAGCTAAGTCCCTCAGTTGCCTGAGCAGCAGGACTCTGGAACTGAATAGCACCGTTTGCAAAACCAGAAGCAGTACCAGAAGTACGAGCACCATTCAGGCTTGCAAGACCAAGAAGATTAGAAACGTTTCCGAGGTAGATCTGACGAGTGACATCGTTACGAAGAGACTGCATTGCAGCGTTAGACTCGTCTTGAACGAAGCGCTTAACCTCTTCCTTGCTGCTCATACGATCACGATCGATGTGCGGAAGAATGACGGGCTTGATGTACTTAGCCCAGTCACCGGTCATTGCACTGAGCGTCTCACGCTTAGCCAATGGAACCGAAAGGTTTGTCTCATTGATCTCGACAACGTCTGAGTGACCAGACTTGACGCGAACAACGCGGACATTTGTTCCGCCAGAGCGCTTGACTTGCATACGAGACTGGAGAGCCTTGAGCAGTGGATCACGGTTGTAAAAGGATACGACGGACTTCTTAACGACGTCCGGCACTGTCAGGGTTGCGTACTCTAGAAGAGCCATTTTTTATCTCCGAGGAGGGGTTATCTGTCCAAAAGGTGAGAGTGCCTATCTAAAACTTCACCCCAATCAAGCTCGCCAAGGCTACGTACAGGAGAACTTGTTGCAATCCTGCCGTCTGCAATAGCGGCTTGTTTGTGAGCAGCTTCATTAGGTTGTTTTGTTTCTGTAGTATTTTCTTTTGAAACACTATCATGTTTCTTCTGAGTTAGTGAACTTTTGTCAACACCTGCTTTCCACAAAGAGTATGAATAGGCATTGTTCATTCTATCTAAAACAGTTTTACCCTCATGCCGCTCATAAAGTTGTTCAAGTTCTTTTGAGAACAACTCTCGTGCATTGTCTGGGATATTTTCAAACTCAGGGTGCGTTTCATTAAACGCCTGCCAAGCAGTATCAATCATATCTGTAGACATAGAAGATATGAAATCATTCTGCTCATCAATACGTGTTTGCAGGGGCTTTACGTCGTATCCAGAGCTTTCCATTGCATCGATTAGATCAACAAACTCTTTACGGGCACTTTCAAAAGACTCTTTTTCTGCCTTCATTACAGCAACTTCTTGAGCAACAAGGCTCATGATTGGCTGAACGTAAGACTTTACCTCTTCCGGCATTGAGTCAACATTTATATCATCAAAGCTATCAAATGTTATCTCAGGCGCGGGGGCTTCAGGTGCTTCTTCCTCTGTAGGAGCTTCTGCCTCATTGGGGTTAGCCAGCAACTCCGGGTCACTCTGTGCGGCTTCAAGTGCAAGACTTTCCCCTGATTCTTCAGTACCCACAACTTCAGGGGCATCTGATGATTCTTGACTTGTACCACTGTCAAGCTCCGGGGATTGGAGGTGCTGCTGGTCCGGGGATGATTGGGGCAGCGCTTCCTGCTGCTCCTGCGAGGGGGATGATTCCGTTTGCGATTCCATTGACGAACTCCATTAAGTCTGCGTCGTTGCTTAGATTATAAATTCCTGGTGACTGGATATCAGCCACACCCTGAAATACCTGAATCAAATCAGGTGACATTTGATTAGTTGCCTGATCAAGAAATCCAGCTTCTACCAAAGCTGCTGTTGCAGATTGGATCATGTCTGGAGAAAGCATATCCAGAGGAACTTCTGGATCCATAACCGCAGGCGCAGAAACATCAGGAAGCTCTTCTTCAATAAGCTCTGTGGGCTCATCTGGCATAGCTGCAAGCTCTTCTGGCATAGGAGAGGCTGGAAGAGTTTCTGCTGAACCAGTCGCCAATAGATTGCTAAGGTTTTCGCTCTCTTGCATTACAAGAGCCTCAAGGTCTTCAAGAGGCATAGATGCAAGTTGTTCTGATGTGTATTCTGCGGCCATTATAAATTCCTATTTAGCAGACGGCTTAGCCGTTGCTTTTTGAGAGATATCAACTTTACCGGAACGAGCGGTAGTTTCAACTACGTCGGCTTTAGACTTCCACTTAGCGTATTTTGATTCAGACCACCCAGTCCCATCGATCATTTCTTTTTTGTAGATATGATCAGTAAGACCAATGTGACTTCCCTTATTGTACGCTTCGCCCATTTCATACATTTCTTGTTTAGCATTAGAAACGTAGTCTTTGTATCGCTGCGTATCGTGAGTCATTCGAGACCAGCCGTTTTCGTCTTCAAGCTTTTTAATGTCTTTGTATGTCTTTACTTCTTTTCCAAAAGCAATTGAGTAATCATCTAAACCCTCAAACACTGGACCAACATGAGTAAATCGCTGGATTCCACACTTAGTAGCGGTTTCATCACAGAAATGACAACTAGTTGTTTCTGTTTCAGCATTTACTGACATAAAAAGCTCTTCAAACTTGTTTGAGCACGACCTGCATTCGTACATAAACATTGGCATTATTCTTCTCCACCTTCTTGTGTACCAAACTGCCGATCCATTACCGACTTCAAGTCTTCGTAGTATTGACCCGCTAGCGTGCTTGGGTCTCTTTCTGTCCAGTTATCAATCAATCCTTGAAGATCAGACTGAAGATCATGAGGGCCTTCTTCTGAGTGCTCTTCAGCATAAGCATCGAAAGTATTCTTAGAAGTATAGTCCATATCTTCCATTTTCTTACAAGCTCCAGAATCAGAAGCAAGGTACTCTGCAAACTCTTCTGCAGATCGGTCCCCTTGCATTCCTTTTGGTGCTTCAATGATTAGAAGAGTCATGGACTCCTTATCTCCACCATGGGCTTTTTTAGCGATATCGTGAAAGTTCATCTTCATTATGTCTCCTAAGACTCGCCCATACCGGGCATAGTGGGCAACCCAATCATTGGGTTTGCTCCCATTGCGGCCATGTCCTCAATAGCTGACGCTGCTGGGTCCATAGGCATTTCTTCATTTTCAACTTCTGCTTGTTCTGGAGCATCTTTCTTTACGAGAGATGGCCTAAATCCAAACGAATCTACAATTTCTCGTGCAAGTTCACTTTGATCTATAGCTTCTGACATTGGTCCACCAGAAGATAGAGGCATAAGAAGATCAACAAGATGTGATCGTCTAGCAACCTTGTCTTCCATAAGAGGACTAAACGGAAGCAACCGGAATCGAGTTGCTTTTTCTACCACTTCTTCCCTAAAGACTCCAGGATCAACGTCATCCTGAACAAGCATTGATATTCTATCAAAGTTAATTCCTGAAACATCATCATGAACAATGGCCCACTTAAAAGCATCAAGAGCTTTTCTAAACATTGTAGTCACAACACGGACAACTTTTCTAGACCGAATTGCTAGACGTCCCTCAATAGCAGACCTAATCATGTTTGCTTCTGCAGCGGTACGGATGTTCTTTACTTGCCCCTGCTGGTAGTCACCCATTCCTGGAAGCCAGCGAATAGAGTCTACTGATTGAGCAAGGTGCTGATTAAAATCAAACGTTGTGGGCATTTCAGGACTAACAAAAATATGCTGGTCTATTGTTCCATCAGGAGGCCCTTGAACAAGGGTTGGCTCCCAGGTTTTAGCATTCTTAAATCTTTCAAACTCATCATCTGAACGAAACAGCTTAGAGTCAATCATCATGCGTCGTGGAAGACGGGCAACAACCTCTCTTCGTGCGCTTACCAGTTCATTGATGTCTCGCTGGATAGGCGCAACCAAACTAACATCAGATATGCCACGAATCCTACCAATCCCAGGATGAAAAACAAGTACTTCATAAGGTCTACCATAAGGTATCTCAGACTCCATTAGGATCTGTTTGGTATCTGGATGCATATGGTAAAGCTTGTTGTGCTTAAAGTCCCAAAACTCAACAAGAGAAACGTACTCTTTTAGACCAGCATCACGAAGCTTAATTTCTGCTTCGTCCTTCATTTGATTGTAAACAAGACTTCTTGGGTATGTGTCACCCTTAATAGTCTTCTTTGGCTTTGAGTATACCCCCTTATCAATGCGAGACTTTAGGTCTTCCATGTGGATAACAAACCGCTCAAAGCACCACATTGCATCCTCAACGCGCTTTGCGTTGGGATCAAAATGAACCTCCCACGGTAGCTTTGTTCTCCAGATCGGTCGCCCAAGGTCAGATGACCACATCACCTTGATTACACTCATATCAAATATAAGCGCATGAAGAATAAGCTCTCGAAGGCTTTCATCTAAAGAATCTTCTTCTGCAAAAAAGTTCAGAGCAGAGGCAACTCTTCGGCCAGAAAATGTAGGGTCTTGCGTTCGAGAAGGGACTTTGTATGCTGTTTCTCTTTGATCAATTGCTTCTACTTGAGGAAGGTCCATAGCAAGAGAAGACGCAATTGTATCTACAATAGGAAATACTTCATTCTGTACTGCATTGTACTTTCGTGCTGTGTCTTGCGCTGTACCAACAGAGTACCCATCGCCCTGCCAGAACTCGCCACGATAGTAAGCAAGATTACGAATCAACTCTTCAGCACGATTCTTTTTAAAGTTTTCTTCTGTCTGGAAAATAAGAGTAGAAAGCTTGTTTACTTCTTTCTCTTCTTTAGAAAATTGTTCCATATCTGAGTAAGAAGCGCTCATTTGTGGGTTCCCCATGGACTATTTGAAGACATTGTAGAGGCTTTATCAATTTTCCTCATCAATCTTTTCCAGTTTTTATTAGCTATTTCTGTATTAGAAAGCTTGCGATTATCCCATTTAGCACCGATCTCAACACGCCAAGCCCAAGCTGCGCCAGACATAGCTGCTGCAAGGTCATAGTGACCTCCGTGAGAATCTCGGGAAAGCTTATCCCATTGTCCGCGATAGTTAATCAATTGGCGCACGCATCGAGTTGAATGCAAAGTAAGAGACCCATCTTCAATAATCTCTTGTAAAAAGCTAATAGCCTGAGCCTTGCTTTTCGCAGTTGAATACCAACCAGGGATACGAGAACTACTACCCTTATAGTTCATGCTTGCTTTTCTGTGGTAAACGTTTCTGCAACCAGAAGCTAAAAGGTGAGAGAGAACTGCCTCACCAACACCATTGGCTTCAATATAAATTCTAGCATTGTTGTGCTCAGCGGACCACTTCATAAGAAGGTCAGACATTTTAAATGCTTCGCTATGCCCAAGGTACTCAGCAACTTGTTCACAATTATCTATATCAATAATCTGAACACCAAACATATCTCTTGATGCCCAAGAACCCGCAGGATCACAAAAGATTAAATACCTGCTTTCTTCTTTTGGTGGAGTAAACTGAACATATGGGTCTACTTCAACATTAAGACCAGTGCCTTTATCGATGAGATCCAGCATCTCTACTAGTCGTTTAGTATTAAATATTGACTCTCCAGCCATGACCCAACAATCAAGCTCATTAACTGGGTACTCTGCTCTAAACTTATCTAGGTTATTCCTGCACTTCTGCAAGCCTTCTGTCTGCATCCAGAAAGCCTGCGCTGCTGTTAGAGAGTTTGCATCAGAGTATTCTTTTATAAGTGCGTCTGGTTTCCACATGGGTGGTGGTGTGACTGAATACTCATTCACCATTGTCCATGGAACAAAAACTTTCATCCATTTGCTGTGTGGATTTTCTGAATCCATACAGATTTCATGTAGCTGGTCTCCATGGTATCTAGGAGTTGACTCAGCGATAACAAAGCCTCCATTTCCTGGAACAGCGTTTAGTGCTGATGTCCAAGCCTCTGGTCCTGCAATTTCAGACCACGCCGATATCTCAGTAGCCATTAAAACCTGAACTGTTTCACCACGGAGTGGCTCTTCATCGTTTACAGAAGCCACAACCATTCTGCTATCAAGACCAGGAAACTCCAAAGTACGCTTTAAACCTGTGGTTTTCTTAGGCTTAAGTTGCGTTGGCATATGTCTATGGAAACGGACAGCCATCTCAGATAGGTTCTGAGCCATTTGTTTTTTGTGTGCTAACAGTCCAACACGACAACCTTTTCTAAACATTGCGTGTTGTGTTGCTACACACGTAAAGAAAGTACTGCTGCCTTCTTGCCTTGGTTTTACGTGAACAAGCCACTTATTATCTGCGTAGCATTGATTAACTGCTGCAGCTAAAATGCGCTGATGGTCCCAAAGCTGAAATGGAACAAGGGCTCCACTCTTTGCTCTAACTTTGTTTAAGTGGCAATAGTTTTCAGGATCCCAAAAGCCAGGTTGATCAGGAAGAATCAAGCTCACTGAACTTTACGTTCCTGCAAAAGATTAAATGGACCCGAAGACGTAAGCATTGTGCTGACACTTTGAGCCTCTTCAACTGCTGGGTTCTTTGGCTTTTCCCACTTCTTTTTATCTGAAAGAGTTTGTCTTGATACAGTAATGATGCTCATCATTGCACTGACATCTCCTTTTTCAATAATGCCCATCCGGTAGTTCTTAAGTACGTCTTCACATACGTGAAGGATCCCGTCATAAGACTGAAGAGAAAATCTTGGATCGGATACTGGCTTGCTGTCATCAGGCATTGTTATCTCCACTTCCATTTGTAACTTGTTGTTACAACGCATATAAGTAATGTACCAGTAAATCAAGTGGTTTATCTGGTACAATAATATTTAAGGAGCAAAAAATGGCTAGGACACCAAAAGGTAAAGTAACTAAGACAACTGATATTGTTATCAAGGATGAAGGAGTTACTGAAATCGTTGACCCAAAGCCCGTAAAGAAGGTTGGTAGGCCAAAGGCACAGCTAAAGCAGAGCCTTTCTTTTACAGTGTTTACTTCAAGCGGACCTGTTGAATTGACATTTGAAAACCAAAGTGATCTTATCCATGCATTCCAACAGATTACATTTAAGTGCGCCTCTGGACGACAAGCTACAGTAAGTTCAGGTGGGAAGGAATACACCTTCTGCAAAGTAGACTACTTGGTGAGAGATGACCTTAAATCGCGATAGTTTTAGATACGGTCGCCAAGAGTTTGGTCGGCAACCTGCTGACCAAACTCGCGGTGCAGAAAACATTAGGCTTTTAGCGGAGTCTAAAAAACAAAAAAAGAAAGCGGGATTTTTTGGTATTCTTGGAAAAGCACTAAGCCTTGCATCTAAAGTAGGCGGTGCTGCTACGGGTAACCCTGGTCTTGCTGCTGGTGGAGACGTACTTGGGTCAATAGCGGGAATGGAAGAAGAAAAAGCTTTATCAAAGCGCGAATCTATTGGTCAAGCGCTCGCTTCACCTCCGAACCCTAATGCTAAAAAGGACTACTAATGGCTTCTTCATGCGGAAAGAACTTCGCCAAGAAAGTAGCATCAAGAGTTAAGTCTGCTGGTGTAAAGGGAGTAAACAAACCCAAGAGAACACCTAGCCATCCTAAGAAGAGCCACGTTGTCGTTGCTAAGAAAGGGTGCAAAGTAAAGACTATTAGGTTTGGAGAGCAGGGCGCAAGCACTGCTGGTAAGCCTAAGTCAGGTGAGTCTGCTCGAATGAAGGCTAAGAGGAAAAGCTTTAAGGCCCGTCATCGAAAGAACATAGCCAGAGGCGTAATGAGCGCAGCATACTGGGCAAACAAGGTAAAGTGGTGAGCAAGAAATCTATCGGAAAGAAGATCGCTAAGCTTGTGCGCGAGGGCAAGCCCAAGAAGCAGGCCGCAGCCATTGCTTACTCAATGGATAAGAAGAAGAAAGGCTACTGACCTTTATCTACCTTCCCCGCGCCTAATAGACTCAACCATCATTTCTCTGCTTCGTAAGCTTTTTGCTGATCTGAAACAAAGGTGTCTTTTTCCCAGGGGTCCGTTGATCGGTGCTGGGCTGATTTGTAAAGCATTTCATCATTAGTAGGAAGCGTCTTTCCCTGCTTTGCAGCCTCAATGATGTCATCAAGAGAATGACCAGTTGCATCCATCAAGTCAGAGTCTAGTTTCGCCATGTCCATGGGAGCGATGTCCGGTGAATTCTGAATAAGTAAATTTCTTAACTTGTATGTATCGTCATTTACTTCAGCAGCAATTTTTCGCGCGTCTAATATTGCAGCTTCACGAGACATAGGTGATTTAGTTAGCGTGTCTTCTGTTCCACGAAGGATGTTTGCAACAGCATCGCTACCAGCTTGTTGAGACTCCATGATACCTATATAAAGTTCTTTGGCCTCATCTCCATACTCACCCTTTAAGACTTTTAATTTCTCTGCACTACCAAGCGTTTCCGAAACAAACACCTTCTCTCTCAATTCATCTAAATTAAATGCCTGACCACCGGTCCTACGAACTTCTTCGGCTCTAACAGCATTCCTGGCTTGTTGTAGAAGCCAGTCCATTTCTTCTTTTTCTTCTAGGGCTCCTCCAACCATTTCTCCCCTGGTTTTAAGAAGCTCTTGATTCATTCTGTATTCAGCGTCTCCTGCGCCAGTATAAAGTTCTCTAGCCTTTTCGCCAAAGTCTCCTTTCATTATCTGCTTTGCCATACCAGCAGAAATTACGGGAAGTACTGCTGCAGCCCCAGACATAGCAGCGCCAGCGTAATCCCCTTCAGCAAGGTCCATAGCGCCTACACCAAGGTCTGCGGCAGCTTGCTGAGGACCAACCATAGAGGCAACATTAAGTCCAAAGTATCCCATATCCTTAATGGCTTCCATGTCTCCTTCTGAAGCACGACGAATTATGTCCATCAGTTGTTCTTTAGGGTGCTCTCCTTCAATACGCTCCTGAATCCTTTCAGGCTTATCTAAGAGCCGATCGTCAATGCCTGCTTTCCACGCAGAAGTTTGTTTGTCGCTCATCCCTGAAGGAGCCATAAACCCCTTGTATTCTTCTCTTGGTGGAGAAACTACAGGAGTAGAGCCTTCACGATCGGGACTGGCAAGCTCTTCTTTTGTAAGGTCATACCCTTTACGGTCTACTTCGTCAGAGGGCGGCTCAACTACAGGCGTAAAGCCCTCGCGGTCTGGGCTCTCCAGTTCTTCCTTGGTGAGGTCATACCCCTTACGATCAAGAGAAGCTTCTGCCGGACCCATAGCCATCTTCTTTACTTCAGGGTCAAGCTCATCAAGACCAGCCTGTCCGCGCCGAAGGGCTGCAGTAAACTTTTTATAAGCTTCGTCTTCATTCATTTCTTGAGGTCCAGGCATGTCAGTATCTCCTTAGGAGGAAAAGTCAGTGTCTACAAGAGAGCCTTCGGAGTAGTCCTTGGCCTTCTTTTTAATATCTTTAGGTACGTTATCAAAAGCTTCTTGGCCAGCCGCCATAGCGTCTTGAACAATCTTAAAAGCTTCTTTAGGGCTCACACTATCAAAGTGTACGTCTTCAGTTGTAATCGCTAGTGCGTCCGATGTTGCGGCCATCTTCGTTACCCTCACTTAAGTTCTTCGCTAGTCTATCAGCAAACTCTCCACCTGTCTCAGTGGCTTCTGAAAGAACAGTAGCAACTCTACTTTGCTCAGACAAGCAAGACTCATACAAAGCCTCGGCATTCTTTAATAGTATACCCGGTATCTCCATCTTAAATACTCTGGCCACATGAGACCACGAGTCATCTAAGTCTTCACGATACTGTATTTGTCGTAACTTAGGACTCCAGCGAAACCAGACTCCGTCAGACTCAATACCAGACTCACAGTAAAGTTCACTCTCGTGGAACTGACGCTCCAACAAAGTAACTAACCTAAGGGCTTCCTTAGCCTCAGCAGCATAGTCCATAGTAACCTCCTGTTACTACGCTAACACCAATCTCTAAAGTAGTACTAGTTATTACTCTAAGTAGTACTAATTATATTCTTATACTTATCTATTCTATTTAAACTAATACTAAGTATATCTATTCCCGACCACCTCCCCTAGTGTAATAAGAGAAGCAAATTCTAGCAACACCCGGTAAACGAAAAACTATTTAAGTACCTACGAGAACGATGTAGGGAAGTCCAGTTTGAAAATGGGTATTTTTTTTAGAAGGGGTGTATCTATAGTATCAGATATGTCTCGGGGGGGGACACGCCCCCCTGGGGGTACCCGCCTGCACACCCGCGCACGGCGCACACATGATGCGCGCATGATGCATACATACCCACCATTGCAATCACACCCATGTAGAACAATACACACGATTGGAATCACACGTTGTTTGTGATGAGTTTCAATGCAAGTGGATGTTATCCCCTCTCTCCATCTCTCATCCTCTCACACACACCGTAGCCAGCTATCACCCCTACACTGGCTCACAGTCCGCTGGTCATGTCCCTACACCAGCAAGCACACGAAAGGCACCCAGCAAGCACACAAGGCTCCAACAAGTTTTTTCAGAAATCCCCCTTCGGGGAATCTTGATTTGCGCCAATCTGGCTTGCATCATTCCTCCCACCGTGTTCTTCTGTTTGGGCCGGTCGGTAGTCGACTGGCAACTACAACACGGTTCCAAAGCGAACCCATAGGAGCACATCATGACCGCTACACAAGTCACACTCGACCCTAAGTCCCTCCACTGCGTCAAGACCGGCATTATGCTGACGAGCCCAGAGGGTCTCGACATTGGAACCCTGAATCAACTCATTGCGATGGGCAACTTTGTTGCCGGTACACACCCTGGGCACATTAAGCTCTCTCCTACGGAGATTGTGGCTATGGAGCGTACCCATGGCAAGCTCCCTCGCTACCGCTGGGCGGCAAGCAAGGGCGGTGTATGGACACAATACCAGGGCTGGCACATTGGACAGCACAACCTAAAGGTTCTCCAGTCTGCTGGATTCAATGCAGACCCAAAGACCTTGTCCGCTGGCACCAAATGCAATCGCCAATACGGAGTATTCGATGCACCTAAGCCAGGGGCACCTAAGGCAGCCAAGGCACCCAGCGCTCATACAATAGCGTACGGAGACCAGGCCACAAAGGCACCGCCAGTCACACAATCCACAGAGGCCAGGGAATGCCCAGCGCCTACCCCTGAGGAGATGTGTGGTGTGGGCTCATATGGTCGCTATGCAGGCAATCGCAAGGCTCAGGGCTTTACCGCCACAGAGTGGAACGCAGCATGGAAAGCCGCAAAGACTTCGCTGCAGTCCAAGCCTCAGACAATCCACACGAAGCGTACTCAGCCAGCACCCGTCAAGGCAGCGCCTATTGCCCCAGCGCGTATTGTGATGCCGAAGCCTGTAATGCCTAAGGCAAAGCCTACGGCGTCTACAATCAAGGTATCTGCTGACTCATTGCAAGCCACACTGGCTGCCCTTGAGGGTGCGACTATCGGAGGGTTCGACGGTACACACTTCCACGTCACGTACAGTGCTTGACGCCATTGTAATCCTATGGGATTGCTTCATAGTCACCTCTATCGTATTGATAGGGGTGACTACATACATACTCGACCTCGATTGAATACATACACAATAAGACCCGCAAAGCCGGGTGAAGGACAATACAAATGCTACAGCAATATCAGTACCGACTGCACGCACTAAAGGAGGCCATCAGGAGACCGTATACTGGAGGGTATACAATAGCCCTTTACTTAAGGGATAGTGAACGGATATGTAATCGGTGCGCTCGTGAGGAGTGGCGCGAAATAGTATACGATTCCATCAATGGATATGGTACCTGGCAAGCCGGGTATACTGATATTTATTGGGAAGGGCCTCCACAGTACTGCGTACAGTGTAATGAGCCACAATCCAGTGAGTATGGCGACCCAGATAACGAGGAGTAAACAATGAATACAAAGTATATCCAGACCGTTAGCCTCGATGAACTCATGAGACTTGAGCGCAAATACTATGAGCAAAGGGAGCGGTATCGTGACTATCAGACGGACGACCAACGCTATTGGTACAAACAATGGGGCAAGCAACTCCATATGGTGACCGTAGAGCTACACAGACGAGCCGCCTGATTACATTGGATAGGTGCTGGGTCTATTGTATCCAGCATCTATACTGTGCAATCAAGCACAATAGAGACCGCAAAGACGGTCCAAAGGACGAGACAAATGGACATTACAAACGTAATAAGCAAGGCACTATACAAGCCAACTGATGCTGAGATTGAGCAGCGTATTGATAGTATGGTTGTATATCCGAAGGATATAGACCCGACTCTATTAGATAGTGGTCTTGTAATCCGAAGGACGTCAATGCTGACAGGTGAGACCAGAGATATCTACATCGATGGACTTACAATAAGTATGCTCAGACTATGGATGTCTGAAGAGTCATCGCAGATTGCATTCACTGGCATCAATGCTGAGCACCGAGAGTTCATACAAACGGGCATTACAGCATCAGAATGGGGCGATGCATTCCCCGAGTTCGATGATGATGATGACTGGGATGATTGCAATGAAGGAGGTGAGTGATGCGAGCCATTACAAGAGACGCATGTAAAGCCTTTATGGAAGGCAAGCATTTCGGTAGAGACAATACTCAGGTTATTGCAACGAAGGACGGGTGGGTTGGACTATACCTCTTCGACAATCTGATTGCACAACGTGACTGCAATGACGAGATTGATATTACAACCGACGGTTGGAATACAATGACAACAAGGGAACGCCTTAACGGGCTTCCCAATGTACGGGTATACAATAGCGGGTCAGTGCTTCACCTGAATGGGAATGAGTGGGATGGAAGCTTTATTACTATAAAACTAAACGAAGGAGGTGAGTAATGCCGACGCCTAATATATATTATCGTGACGCTATTGATGAGGGCTTGTGGATAATCAAGGTTGGAAAGGGCTACGTCACAAAGCGTGGTAACGATAGGTTCAATGTCTTCTGGCATGGACAAGAAAAAAGTAAGGCTATCTGCGCTATTGAAACCTGGATGGTAGTTAAACACCATATGTAATACAATACATTACTGATACAAAAAAGCCCCACGGGATTACTCCCCTGGGGCTTTTCTTTTGTCTGCTATTGGGATTAGCTTACTCTTCGTGCGTTCCGACATAGCTCGCACTGATAACGCTCTTCATCTCCCATAGCGGTATCTCTACATGAGACCCGTCAGGACGTACCCTTTGCCCCGTGTCCTCAAAAAACCCACAATCACTGATGGATTGCAGCAACTGAGGAGTCAGGTTGTACCAGTTAACAAAGAACTGGTCACCATCTATTGATAGGCTGGGTATGTTCTTGGATATCGTAGCGTATGGAATACCATCCTCATCATGAAGCATCAAAGCTATACGCCCATTGTTTGTATAGCTACCGAGCGACAACCGATACTTGATAC